AGTTTGGTGACAATGATACGCTGTCTGCTATTGTTACATCAATCACGAAGGCTGATCTGCTCATACTGCTTTCTGATATAGACGGACTGTATTCCGATGATCCTCATGACAATCCGGATGCAAAGCTTATCAGAGAGGTTGATACGCTTGACAGGAGAATACTTGGCATGGCAAAGTCATCAACCGGCAGCGATGTCGGAACCGGCGGCATGGCGACAAAGCTTACAGCGGCAAAGATTGCCACATATTCCGGTGCCGATATGATTATCGCAAACGGCGGCAATATGGGGATTTTATATGACATTATGAATGACAGATATACAGGAACACTTTTCCACAGGGCAAAGGATGCAGAGTTTGTGCTTGCGGATTATATACAAAGAGAGATGGCACCTACATCTACAGGCGGCCAGTAATCAGCTATAAATTTGAAATCAGGAGAGTGCTATGACACAGGAAAAAATACAGCGAATCAATGAGCTTTACAGAAAGTCACAGGCAGAGGGACTTTCTGAGGCAGATAAAAAGGAGCAGGATCTTTTGCGCAAGGAGTATATAGCAAACGTGAAGAAGAATTTAAGAAACCAGCTCAACAATATCGATATGGTAAACGATGACGGTTCGGTTGAGAACCTCGGCGAGAAATATGGAAACAAAAAAAGAAATTCGTAGCAGGCTAAAAAAGCAAAGAGGCCTTCTGGGTGCTGATGAGTGCCACAACATGAGCCATGACATTTATAAAAGGCTCATAGCTTTAGAGCTCGACAGATATTATGACAACATACTTTTGTATTCAGCTATTAGAAATGAAGTGAATACTGATGAGTATTTTACCTATTTAATAAACAAAGCAAAAAGGATATATTATCCGAGGGTTTCGGGCAATAAAATGTCCTTTTACAGGGTAAGAAGCCTTGATGAGCTTAATTGTGGTTCATTTAATATTAAAGAGCCTGATATGACGAAGGAGTATACGCAGGCGGATGGCAGGGCGCTTATGATAGTGCCGGGGCTTGCATTTTCGGATACCGGTTACAGAATCGGTTACGGAAAGGGCTTTTATGACAGATATTTATCGTCTTTTACAAAAAGAGACACTGTCATGGCAGTTGGAGTGGGCTACGATTTCCAGTTACTTAGCAGCATGACGTTTGAAGATGAATATGACGTACCCTTAGATGGAGTGATAACAGATAAGAGAGAGGTGTTTATTGATGACTGATTTAGAAAAAATTTGTGCGGATGCATACGAGGCCAGAGTAAAGATAGGAACACTGGATACAGATATCAAGAATAAGGTATTAAACGATGCAGCGGACAATCTGCTTAAGGCAGAAAAAGAAATCCTTGAGGCAAACAAAAGGGATGTGGCTACAGCAGAGGAAAATATGAAGGCAAAGAGCATGATTGACAGGCTCTCGCTGGACCATGACAGGCTCCTTGGCATGGCTGACGGACTCAGACAGATAGCAAAGCTTGCAGACCCAATTGGGGAAGTGATGTCTATGGCAAAGCGTCCTAATGGCCTTATTATCGGAAAAAGAAGAGTTGCAATCGGTGTTGTGGGAATCATTTTTGAGGCGCGCCCAAATGTCACATCAGATGCCTTTGGTCTGTGCTTTAAGACAGGCAACTGTGTCATATTGAAGGGTGGAAGTGATGCGATAAATACCAATATCGCAATAGTAAAGGCTTTAAAAAAGGCCTTGACGGACAATTTGGTTTCTGCTGCTGCACTTGCACTTATTGAGTCAACAGACAGAGAGACAACAAATGCGTTTATGAAGATGGATCAGTATGTGGATGTGCTCATACCAAGAGGCGGTGCAGGACTCATCCAAAATGTTGTCAAAAATGCCACAATCCCTGTCATCCAGACCGGTACAGGCAACTGCCATGTATATGTGGACAAGGATGCTGACTTTGATATGGCTGTTAATATTATAAACAATGCAAAGACTCAAAGAATCAGTGTCTGCAATGCATGTGAGTCGATTGTAGTACACAGTGCCATAGCAGAGGAGTTTCTGCCAAAGCTGTACGATAAGCTAAGAGAGCATCATGTACAGCTGCACTGTGATGAAAGAGCGCAGGCTATACTGCAAGGAAGAGATGATGTGACAGAGGCCACTGCCGATGACTGGGGTATGGAGTATCTTGATTACATCATGTCGGTAAAGATTGTTGACAGTATTGATGAGGCAATCGAGCATATCAACAGATACAACACATCACATTCTGAGGCAATCGTTACAAATGATTACGACAATGCGCAGAAGTTCTTAAATGAGATAGATGCTGCGTGCGTTTATGTAAATGCTTCAACCAGATTTTCTGATGGAAATGAATTCGGCTTTGGAGCTGAGATAGGCATCAGCACACAGAAGCTTCACGCAAGGGGACCTATGGGGCTTGAAGCACTGACAAGCTATAAGTATATTATTTACGGTAGCGGTCAGATCAGGGAATAGTCAGGTAAAGTATCATAGAATTAATTTGAGAGGAAACATAATATAACATGAGCTACGATATAGATATAACAAAGACACCACCGGCACATGAGCCTGAGAGGCAGTATTACTACATGGCAAAGGCAAAGGATTTTGTTGAAAAGAAATCTAAAGAAATCGGCCGTCCTATGACTTATTTTGTAAAGACCTTCGGCTGTCAGATGAACTCTAAAAACAAGATGCCTAAAACCTTGTAAAATCAACCTTTCTTGTTAATCTAATCTTACTCATACATACAAAAAAGAGAGCAGGCTGCCTCCTCAGCCTGCTCTCACTCTCTGTAAAGGAACTCGTGAACGAGTCCATTCTTAAACTCTATCGAAGCCACACGTCCGTCCAACAGAACAATCCTCTCAATCACACTGTTCGCAAAATCCTTAAGTACTTTTGCATCTACAGCACAGGCGAGCTCCCTGTAGTTGATGTGCTCACCTGATGCAATCTGATGAGCAATTAAAAATCCGGATGCAGTGGAGATGAAAGACATGTCATCGTATTTTGTATCTGCAGTGTCGGCTTCAAGAACTGACAGCTCATTTTCTATGTCACTGAGCGTGCCCTCGAGCTCCCTCTTAGACATCAGATATTCTTTTTCACTCATTGCATCATCTTCAAATAAAAACAGCTTCTTGAGCCTCTCAAGCGCTCTGATGGTCTTATCTCTTTTTGCTGTGAGTGCATCAGAATCACCGGAGCGGATGACGGTATAAGGTGCAGCAGTGTACCGCTTTGGCTTGAAACCATGCATGATAGTGTCAAAGGTGACATCCAGTCCAGCATCTGCGATGCCTGCCACCTGCTCAAACTCCGGGCCGGTGAGGAGTATCTGCTCCAGATCAGAGACAGAGTGCAGCAGTTTCTTTGACTTGGAAGCTTTGACCAGATTTGAGATATAGTTGAAAATAAACGGTCCGAGCTTCACATCAGAGGTGCCCTTTGCCTTGCAGTGAATCTTTCTGTTGTGCGCACCGCACCGGTATTGGCTCGGCAGAAAGCCGTCAGCTCTCGGAGTGTCCGAGTCAGAGTGGTAGAATGCTCCGCACAGACCGCACACGATAAGACCGCTGAACACATGAGTCTTCTTGCTGACCACCTTGCGCCCATCCTTGCCGAGTCCGAAGGTGTTCAGGTCCATCTGATGAGTCACCCTCTCATAGAGCTCTCTGTCAATAAGAGGTGGAAATACATCCTTCACATAGATAACCTCAGACGGATCATTTCTCTTACCTCTGGCAGATTTCCTGTAATTGTAGCGGTAGTCACCGACATTCATAGGATTCCTCAGGAAATCAGCCACGGTCTTGCTGGTCCACTCACCGCCACGCTTAGTCGGGATGTCGTGAGCATTACAATAATCACGCACCACACAGGTAGAGTGGCTCTCATCATAGAGCCTGTACATCATCCGGGCATATTCTGCCTCAGCATCAGAATGCACCGGGCATTGCTTCTTCGCATCCCAGTCCCAGCCATACGGTACTCTGGCGCCGTTCCACTTGCCCTCGAGCGCACGGTTCATCATGATGTCACGCACACGCTCACCTGTAAGCTTGCGCTCCAGCTCAGCAAATACGAGGATAATCTTGAGCACGGCTTCACCGATAGCGCTTGAGGTATCAAACTGCTCATTTAAAGAGATGAAAGCCACCTTATGCTCCTTGAAATCATTGTACATAATAGAGAAGTCCACAAGGTTACGTGATATACGGTCAATCTTGTACACCACGACATGAGAAATCATGCCGGATTTGACCTTTTCAATCATTCTCTGATACTCCGGACGGTGAGTGTTTTTGCCGGAGCGTCCAGCATCCTTGAATACTTCAAAATTTTCAGTTTTAAGAAAATGCTTCACATAGTTGGAGCATTCCTGAATCTGAAAAGGGATAGAGTCTCTGTCAGCCTGTTTCCCGGTGGAAACCCTGACATAGATAGCGACAGTTTTAGACATATAAAAAGCCCCTTTCTAAAAAAGAGGGCATGTGATATAATAAGACTTGCTTAGGGAGTTATTATATTGGCCCTCGGGTTGATAGGTAACATCTATTTAATCGCTCTGCAGTTGGTAGCTGCAGGGCGTTTGTTTAGTTACAGCACCTTTTACACGGTGATAAACCAAGAGACTTTGCCTCTTCGATGTCAATTTGAATAGCATCCTGCATACCACTACATGATGGAATAGTGTGATACTTTGAACCAGATGCTTTATAATATACAAAATCCTTTTTAACAATATCAATATTTAATACTTTAGAAAGATATTCACTGTCATCAGGAAAAAGAGAGCAGTGACGATTGAGTTCATATTGAAGAGCGTTATTAAGTCGGTCAAAAGGTGTTGTGTATGATAACAAACTTAATATAAAAAGCAATTCACTAAAACCAGAGGTCATTAAACCATAATCCGCATGAAAAATCTCGTCTTTTCGTAGGGTATTGCGACTCTGATAGTTATAAATACGACCGCCATGCGCGGACATATTTCTGTAATCAATACAAATGAAAAGAGTATCCATCATAAGTTTTTTCATGGAATCATCGTAAATAAAATCGTAGTGGTCATGGTATAAATGGGATATCATTTCATTTTGCTCAGGAGTTTTAAAGAATCCGACAAAATTAACAATTGTAGTAAAATATACCCCCTTAAAGAGTATCCAAGGTGGAACATCACCATACTTTGACATATAGTGGTGTATTGGATCTTTATCTGAATACAATGCCTTTTTTATCTTTTCTAAAGTTTCAGAAAGTGTAAATCTCTTTTTTCTACGTTTCTTATTAGCATAATTCCTATAATTAAGATATTTTGCAGAGACAGTACTGAATGATTTTGAAATTACATCGGCAGCAGCTTCTTTAATGAACTCTTCCAGATCCAGCATAGCAGCCATGACAGAGTTTCTCAGATTCTTATCTAAAATAAATAAAGATAAAATTTGCTCAAAAGTAACGCCATCCTTATAATATATAGAATCATTGTACCTGATTATGTATGGTTCTCTATAGCTTTTGATTAGGTTTGAATAACCATATCTCGAAAGAGCACTAATAGCAAAAGCCTCATCTGATATTATAAGATTTTGAGATTTTAATTTTTCTAGCTGACTATATACGTCAGTATAAGTTATTTGTTTATTCATTGTAAAATCCTCATAAACGCAAAAAAAGCCTTGGAATAAACCAAGACTAATTTTGCGACCGCACAGCAGTCATTCGCTAATTAGCTACATTATAGCATATGAATTAGTCTTGTCAAGTATTCATATTAAAAATAAGATTAAAATTTGCGCCGGCGCAAAACTGACTATTCATCATGTGATTTGCTTAATTCATCCATTAAACCTGACGTTATTATACCGGCCGGTAAGGCTACAACAGCAATTCCTAGGAAAGATGAAATCATAGTAATAATTTTTCCGATTGTAGTTACTGCATACACATCACCATAACCAACAGTGGTTAATGATATCGTAGCCCAATATAGGGCATCAAAATATGTTGGGAACGTTTCTGGCTCAACATTGATGATTACCAGAGCTGAAACCAGAATATATGTAATAGCCATGACCAATATGGTAATAAATGTCTCTTTTTGCTTTTTGAAAACATTACAAATCATAGTAATGCTTTTAGAATATCTAACTAACTTTAAAATCTTAAGTAATCGCAGAGATTTAAATAATCTAAAAATTTTTAGTAACTTAAAGCTGCTATTCAATAATGTTATTGATGGAAGAATGGACAATAAATCAATTATCGCCATTGGAGTTAGTGGATATAGTATAAATTTATTAAGCTTATTACTAAGCTTATCAGCTACGAACCACCGTAAAATATAATCAACAATAAAAATGATAACAGTTATCCTGTCAATTAATGTCATCCAGGATTGTTGTTTAACAAAAGCCAATGGAATAATGCTCATAATTATGACTGCAAACATAAATGTATCATAAATGGCATTTTGGTTAAGAATATTATATATTTTCTTTCGCATTGGAACTCCCTTCTACTTAATTTCATAGACTTAACATATATAAGGGCAGGATGCATGGGATAAAACTACCTGAATTCAATAATGTTTTTATTAATAACATATTTCAGGCCTCCTTTAGTTCGTCCCCTTTTGCAACATAGCCCAGTTCAATAAGTTCATCGGCACGCTCAAGAAGCCGCTGTTTGCCCTTGCCGTTCATATGCCGGTATTTAGCAAGCAACTCACTTTCGTCTGCTTTAATAAGAGATGCAGGCTCCGGCTTAATTGATACTTCTTGGTCCCCATCAATGGCGTCAAGTAATGAATCTAATGACATATTCATTGCAGAGGCGATACATTTCATTTTTTCTATAGATGGAACTATAGGTTTTTTAGTCTTTGGGTGTTCATTTTTCTCCAACATCGAAATATATCCATTACTTATTCCAGATAATCGAGAAAAATCTCGGAGAGAAAGCTCATGTTCTGTTCGATATTTTTTTACAAGCTCACCGAGAGTCATATTTAATCACTCCTTCCTTGCGTATTGTTTAACATATTATACACATGTTTAATAAATAAATCAATATAAAACTTTAACATATTGAACAATGCTAAATTATACATGTTTAACATATTAAAATAATTTTTGTTAAACATATTGACATGTAGTGTTTAACATGTTAAGCTAAAGAAAACAGAGAAACAGAAAGGAGATAAAAGCCATGGGCTATAAAATTAAGGAAATCCGTGAAGAAATTGGAATGACACAGGCTGAATTATCAATAAAGTCCGGTGTCTCACGTACCATTATTAATGGATTAGAAACAGGAAGAACCACAACTACAACAACAGACACCCTTAAAAAGATTGCAGCAGCCTTAGATAAAAAGGTAAGTGAAATTTTTTTTAACTAAAATGCTTAATATGTTAAGCACAAGAAGGGAGAAAACCATATGGGAAATCAAATTTATAAAGAAATTTCGAAGTTTGCAGAATTGCAAAGAGATGAAATCAAGAGAGAAAAAGCAAAAAAGAAAAGAAAGGCGGTATGCATAGATCCGGATTCTGTTATAGGAAAGGAAATAATGTACCAGACCGCACTACTGCATGAAATATTAGACGAGATAAGAGGAGAAAAAAACCTCCCCTTAGAAAAATTAGAAATCTTAAAATGCAAACGCTGAAGAATCGAAAGTATCCTTTAAGCGATTGTACTCGATATCTGTCCATTGATGAGAGTGCTCAGTCTTATGATTAGTCAACATTTCAGCCATATATACGTCAAAAATGTGAAAAATACTTTCAGCTTCATCACGTTCCAAAATGTTAAAGCATGAATAGTAAAGAGATTCTGCCGCAGCGAATTTTGAAGCTGCGATATTCAGATATGCAATAGCGACAGAATCCTCAACAGAATCATCAAAAATATAATCGTGAGAGTATTGAGCATATAACATAGCTTGTTGCATTAAAGACTTAAATTTTTCTATCAATGATAAATCATTATTACTCATTATAAAGTCCTCCTTTCGTAAACTCGGGCGCTACAACGTCCTGTAAGGAGATTATATGACTTGGGAGAGCAAATATGCAAGTAGCATTTAAGAAAGGAAAAGACCATGTGGAAAATATTTTTTACCTACAAGGACAAGAGCAGGTGCACTGTACAGGGAAAAGGAATCATTACACCGGAGCTGGCAGTGAAATGCTATTACCGGTACGGAATCCATGCTGCAGAGAGCATATATCAGCAGTACCCCAAGAAAGACCATGAGCCGGTACCAATGGAAGAGAAGATGCGAGAGTTTGGTGTAGATGCAAAAGAGATGAAGACTGCAGTGCTGCAGTGGGAAACGTTGCTGGACAGGATGCAGGAAAAGGAGAGCAAATGAGAATCGGACTGGAAATAGAAGTCTCGGACAAAGAACTACTCGGAAGACTGGCGAATGTCAAAGAGAAAAAGGAAGCGCTTGATCGGGCAATGGCACAGTTGGAAAGCTGTATCACATCGAGGTACGAGGCAAAGAAGCATATTGCGAAAGAAACATATCGACCAGCTTTATTTGAAGATGCAGAGGAGAAAAAGCCATGACAAAGGAAGAATTGCTCATTCTCGAGAAAATCCTCGAGAAAATAGATAAAGCAGATGAGATGAACTGCAAGAAAGAGGAAGAATACAACAGCTTCTGTACTAACACGAGAGAGGACTGGAATGAGGAACAGTATCAGAAACTCAAGAGAGAGAAAATCCTCACAGAAGCAGCGTACCTTGCAAGCCTTGTCGAGCTCAAGGCAGAAGTCAAGAACATGCTGAATCAATAAAGAATACATCCGGGCTTACCGGAGCACCACAAAACTCCCCATACATATAGCAAATCCTCTTGTAAACCATAATAAATCCATTTCGTGTGGTGCTCCGGTAAGCCCGGAGAGAGAAACAGAAAGGAAAAACGAGTATGAAGACGATGGTAAATCTGTTTTACGAGACATTCAATCCCAGACAGAAGCGGTACCACCTTTCAATGACACTGAGAGAGAAAGATAATGAGCACACAATCAAGATACTACAGAACGGCCGGGAGGTCATCAGAGCCACCGGAGACGAGAGAGAGCAGGCATTTCAGATGGCAACAAGAGACTTAGTAAGAAGATTTCCGGCGAAAGGAAGGTAATAAAGATGGAAAGAGAGGATTTGGGTATATTAGGAGGTCACTTATGGAAAACAAACTTAAAGAGGCGCTAAAAAAACTCGGAATTGAAACAGTGGAACAGTTAAACGCTGCAATCAAGACAGAGAAGCCACTTGATATCGGAATCATGACATCAGAGGTGGCAAAAG